CTAACGGTGACTGGACTAACAACTGTTGGTTCAATGACAGCTACAAGTACAATGTCTGGAACATCTTTATTTTTATTAGATAATGGTATAATTCCAATTGTTACAACATCAGGAGCTACTATGTTTGTAATGAACAAAGGTGGCAGAAAAATGTTTGGCCAAACAGGTCCAAGTGGAATAGAATATACATTTCAACCCGCTATTCATGGAAATAAAATAGCTTATTGGAATCCACCTGGAAATGCAACGACAGCCCCAGGTATATTTGGTATGGTAGCATTAACTGCAACTGGAACTGCAACTGCTAGAAACGTGGCGACCACCAATATGTTAACAAGAACAAAACGTCTAGCGGTTGTTTCAAATAATGCTGCTGGTAGTTTAGCTGGATTTAGAGCGCCTACATTGCAATATTCTATTGGAAACGGCTCTGGTCTGGGTGGGTTTATGTATGTTGTTAGATTTGGTGTTGCAGATGCTCAAACAGCAACAAGAATGTTTGTTGGTTTAAAAAACGTAAATACTGCTCCAACAAACGTAGAACCTTCCACGTTGACAAACTCAATAGGAGTTGGGAATGGTGCTGCAAATACAAATCTTTTTATTTATTATGGAGGCTCAGCTGCTCAAACTCCAATTAATTTAGGTGCTGGTTTTCCTTGTAATACAAATAGTTTAGATATATATGAACTTATATTATTTGCTTCACCAAGTTCTAATAATAGTGTCAGCTATCAAGTTACGAGATTAAATAGCGGAACAACAGTTAGCGGTACTTTAACTGGTGTAGCAGGAACTGCTTTGCCATTGAGTACGGCATTATTAGGTCAAAATGATTTTAGGACAAATAATGCTAGTGCTGGAGCAGTAGGTTTAGATTATGTGTCTATTTATACAGAAACTGATTATTAATCATTAAAAACACAATTATGCTATTTGATATTAAAGCAAGAAGATATGAATATACTGATGGAAAGGTATATATTGAGTTTGCGCCATATAATGAAGAATTAAAAGATACTATTTTTAATGGAGGAACTTATGATATAATAAATGAAAACATTCAAGATACAATAGAATTTCACAAAAATGCAGTAAGAGACGAAATATATAATCTATTACCAGAAAATGTTAAGTCAGGTTATACAAATAGCCAATTTAAAATAAATAATTCAATTGAAGACCCATCAAAAATTGATTATGATATTTTGGGTTTAAATAAAAAAAGAATAATAATAAAAGGAGAATTAAGACAAGTTGAATATTATAAAAATTATGATTATTCTTCAAATACTTATTCTGATTTGGTTGTTTTAGAGACAAGGGAATATTTTAGGAATGAGATTGGTGTTGCTCAATATAGAAACATGACATGTAATTGGATATTGACTGATAATACAACTGGCTTAACACGTAGTTTCACTAAATATTATACTCAAGAAGAAGGTATTCAAGAGGGTCTAGATAGAAGAGGTAATATGGTCGGATTTTCTAAAACTAGTTTATTAGATGGTCTAAAAGCTATTTATGGAGAACCAGCAAATCAAACATATGCGTTCGATATGTTAACATCTGTAAGAACACAAATGGATTATTTTATACAAGGATATTCACAGCCATTGAGAGATGCTGTAAGCGCATCTACAAAAGCATATTTAACAGTAGGTATAAAAGAAGCAGTAATAGAACAATTAACATTTTAAATATGAAAGCATTAGTAATTTCAGGCGGTGGGTCAAAAGGGGCATTTGCTGGTGGTATTATCGAATACCTTGGAAGTGAGTATGATTTATTTGTAGGCACATCAACTGGTTCGTTAATAATCCCATTAGTTGCAGCTGATGAAATACAAAAACTTAAAGCTTGTTATACAAATACAACGCAAAAAGATATATTTAAAATTAGCCCATTCAAGGTTTCTAAGAAAGATGATGGTAGTTTTGATGTAGATATGAATTTTTTAAATATTATATACAATCTAATTATTCGAAGAAAAAAATCGTTTGGTGATTCATCTAATTTAAGAAAAAAAATAGAAGAATTTGTTAACTCTAATGACTTTGAAGCAATTAAATCTTCTTGTGTTGATGTTCTAATTTGTGTAACCAATTCAAATCTAGGTATTGCTGAATATAAATCTATTAAAGATTGCACTCTTTCTGAATTTCATGATTGGATTTGGGCCTCAACTTCAGCATATCCTTTTATGGATACTGTAGTTATTAATGGCCAACATTATGTTGACGGTGGCTTTACTGACCCGTGTCCAATTCAAGAAGCAATAAATAGGGGTGCTACTGAAATTGATGTTATTGTATTAAAACCAGAAGATGGTAGATTAATAAATGAGCCAATAAAAAATCCATTACAAGGTCTTGGAAGGATGATTGATGTAATGCTTAAGGAAATTAATAAAAATGATATTCAAATAGCCTCGTTAAACGCTAATAATTCAGAAGTTAAATTAAACATGTATTATACCCCTAGAATATTGACTAATAATCCTTTAGTTTTTGATAAGGATTCAATGAATAACTGGTGGTCTGAAGGATTTGAATACGCAAAAGAAAAAAATCAAATTAGCTATATCATTAAAGGGGAAAAAGTAGAAAATGAGCTTATTTATAGAAAAAAATAATCATGCAATATAGAACTGGCCAAACAATTTTTGAAAATGTTTTATCATTAGATGCGGATAACAATCCTGTATCTGCCGCTACATTTGATGTTGTTTCTTTAAGGGACGGCTTAACATATACTGGAGTAACTTTAAATGTGACGATTTCAGATGGCTCTAGAGGAATATTTACAGCCTCATGGTCTGCTGACACAACTGGAGATTATCAATTTTACATGAAAAATAATATTACAAATGTTATTTTTATTACAGATGTAACAAATATTTTACCTGATAGTTCATTTGACCAAAATATATATATTGGATTATAAATTGATTTAATTTAGAAACTATTTATGTATAATGAGCGGATTAATATACTTAGAGCCTAGAGATAACCCTGAATATTTTTTCAGACAGTTAATCCATGAAATAAACACTAATTTTAGCGCCTCAACTTCAGGTGGTGGCGGTGGAAGTCTTATTCAGAATGGGTTAAATACATATACGGGAGGAACGTCAACAGCTCAAACTATAAATGTATCTGCATTAACAATAGATAATGTTTTTGTTAGTGGTAATTCAACATTTAATTCAATAAGTGCAATAACATATTACTCTGGAGTTACACTGCTAGAAACAATCATTAATTCAATAATTACTGGCTCTACTGGCTCTTCTCAAAATTTATATCAAATATTATCAAATGGTAATACCACTGGGGGACAATCAATTAAGAGTGATAATTTAGCTAATATTTTTTTAGTTGATAATACTGGAATTAACTTAAGCTCTTCAACTCCTTTTTACACAAGTAACTTTAAGGTTGAAGGCTCTCAAATAGTATTGTCTAATAATAATTTAATTGATATTACATCTCCGCAAACTAATATTAATGGCCAATTTTCACTAACAAGCTTATCTGCAAATACGTTAATTTATTTAGATTCAAATAAATTTTTAAAACCAATTTTTTTAGGTACAAACTTAACTTTAAGTGGAAATGTATTAGATGTGACTGACGGCACTAATACATTTACGGGAGGTACTGTAAATGGCCCAACTAATTTCACGAGCGGTCTTACGGCAAATACATTTAGTACAGATGCTTTAAATATTACAGGAACTTTTAAATATATTGATGGCAATCAAAAAACTGGTAAAATACTTACTACTGATTCGTTAGGCAATGCTACTTGGCAACCGCCAAGTGTGCTAGGGACGCTTGCTTATTTTTTAACATCAAGCGCTAATACAATACCAACTTATTATCAGGCTGTAAATCAAATTGTAACATCATCTATTCAAACAATTAGTAATAGTAGCATTGTCGATGGTCAATTATTAGCTTCTTTTTCTACTGGTCCTAATTCGCCTAGTTTAGCTTATTTACCAGCTGGTATTGTTACGTTACATATTCATGCTGCTAATACAAATAGCGGTAAATTAACGACTTTGTTTTTTAATATTTATAAAAGAACTACTGGTGGTACTGAAAATATTTTGGGTTCTTCTAGTAATACAGATACTGTCCCACCAGTAAATGGCACACTCTATACTGATGTTACAATCACTGGTGTTACAACAAATACTACCGATATATTAGTCATTAAAGTATACGCTAATGTTAGTGGTGGTGGCACAGCTCCAGATATTTCTTTATATCTGGCTGATGGAACAGCTAGTAGATTTGAAATGCCTACTTTTGCTGTAAATTCAAGCGATTTTATCCCTTATACAGGTGCAACAAATAATGTTAATTTAGGTGTTTATAATATTACAGCTAATAGTATTAATTCAACTAATGATTTAACAAGTAATACAATATCAGCTACTACGTATTATAATTTACCAACATTTACTGGTGGAACAGTAACAGGTCCAACTAATTTTACTGGAGGTCTTACAGCAAGTACCATATCAGCAACGACTTATTATGGTGATGGTAGTAATCTTACAGGCATTACTATACCTACAGCGGCACCAGCAATAAACTTATTTAATTATTACAATAATATATAAAATAAACAAAATAATATGATGACTTATACAGCGCCAGACGGACATATAATTGAATCCATGCCTTATCCAGAAGAAGTATATTATACCTCAATATGTAAAGGAATAGTTGATGGTAGATATGAATCTATGGAAACAACAGGAGCGGCAACAATAATTGGTATTCAACAAATTAAAATATTTAGACTAGTTGAAAATAACGTTATGGATTTAACTATTAAGATGAGTTCTGATGAAGAATTAATTGCGTATCAAAATAACCCTACATTATAAAAATAAAATTATATGTCAACAAATACATCAAACACAACACCAATATTTATTAATCAAGGTAATTTTACACCTGGTAGAATAGCGGCAGCAAATACAGCATCAGATGGTTCTGGTGCTTTGGTACAAGTGGTTAGTGGAACAACAGATGGAACAAGAGTAGATGGTATTAGATTCATTAACTCACAAGCTACCGCAGCTGCGGCAGCTGCGAAGGTATGGAGGATTTTTTTATCAGATACTAGTGGAACTAATTTTAGATTAATTGGAGAAGTTATCGCAGCTGCTGTTACTCGTTCAGCAACCGTTGCTGGTCAGACAGCCATTTATAGTTTTGACCAAGCTATAATTATGCAAAATGGACAAATAATGTCTGTTTGCCAGTCAGTATATGGTTCTGCGGCTGACCAAACAGATGCTATAGCATTTGCGGGAAATTATTAATAGGATATGGCATCTAGAACGGTTAGTAATACAGGTGGTAATTGGAATGCAACAGCAACTTGGGTTGGTGGTGTAGTTCCTATTGCTGGAGATACAGTTGACTTTACAGCATTATCTGGACCTCTTGTAGTGAATGTTATAACAGCTCTTTTAGCTGGTATTGATTTTACTAATTATGTTAATACTATTACTTTTAATAATATTATCCAATTAAATACTAGTTTAAATTTAGGAACAGGTGGGTATACACAAGCTGGAACAAGTGGATTATATATAAATAATAACACAACTATAAGTGGAACAACTACTTGGACCAGAGGTTTTTTAATAGCAGCTAATGCTGCTGTAACATTAACTCTATCAAATAACTTAAACTTAACTGATTTATCATTAAATGGTAATGCTGCTTCATTAAGCTTTATATTAGGTGGAAATGTAGTATCAATATCTAATAATATAACTTTTATAGGAAATGGAACATATACCTTAAACCTTCCTCACGATTTACAAATAACTAATTTAATAATTGGTGCTGTTAATTCTCGTACTTGTATTATAAATGGTTTATTTACTTTATCTATATCTGGAAATTTAACTCAGAGCCAACTTGCAACCACAACATCTGGTACAGCATCAATTTTATTAAATGGTACAGGAACTTGGAGTAATGCTAGTACTGGAGCTTTAAGAAATAATTTAACAATTGATACTGCTGGCACAATTACAATAATTGGAACTGTATATTATAATACAGGGATATTAACTTATACATCTGGAACTGTAATTACAACAGGAAGCACATTAGCTATAGCAACTACTGGTACGTTAAATTGTGGAAATATGAATGATATAATTACAAATAAATGGGATAATATTGTTTTTTTTAGTGGAACTTATGTGTTAACAAGTAACTTAAATTGTCAAAATTTTACAGCTGGAGGTGGTGCTGTTACTATAAACAATTCTGGAGGAGATATATTTATCTCTGGTAATTTATTACATAATACTGGGGGTGGTATATTAGGTACAGCATCTATTAATTTAATTGGTACAGGTACTTGGACTGATACAGCAGCTAATTCTATAAGGAATAACTTAAATATTAATACAACAGGTGTAATTACTATAGTTGGAAATATTTATTATACTACAGGTATTTTAACATATACGGCTGGTACAGTTGATACAACAACTAATAATAGCACTTTAAATATAGGGGCTTCAACTACATTAAATACAGACGGAATAAATTGGAATAATGTTGCAATAACAACTGGAACTATATCATTAACAAGTAATTTTGTAATGTCTAACCTATTAACAATAGGTACAACATCCAATCAAACAATAACATTTTCAGGAGTGGGGGTGTTAAGCCCAACTATCACATGTAATTTATTAGTATCTACGAATTCAATTAACACAACTTTAAATTTACCACATAGTATAACAGTAAATAACTTTACATATAGTGTTTCACCTCTTGGTAGTACTGGATTTTTTATTCTTAATAATAACACTATTAATATTTTAGGAAATTTAAGTTTAATACAAAGTGCGCCAAATATTGGGGGCGGAATAATTGGTAATGGTTCTTTAGCTATGATAGGTACTGGAACTTGGAGTAGCACTTACCAACCATTTCAGAGTAGTGGGACTTGGTACAATTATATAGCGGTAAATATAATATTTAATACAACAGGAGTAATTACAATAACTAATTCTGTCGCCTTTGGTTTTAGAAATGACGGTATAGTTACTACTAAAACAATTACATATATATCTGGAGAAATTAACGCTACATCATCAATATTATGGATTCTTGATTCGGCAATACAATCGGGCATAGTATTTAACACCAATACACTAATGTGGGGTAGTATATATATCGCAAGAAATGTTGGCGCTTCAAGTAGTTATAATAATATAACATTACTTAGTGACTTAAATATAAGTGGTACTTTGTATTTTTTTGATGGGTCATTTTCTAACTCTCTAGGCTTCATAGTTAATGGTGGATATAATATTAATATGGCAAGTTTAGTAGTTAGCCATGGTGGTGGTGTTTTGACGGGTACTGCAACTTTTGTATTCAATAAAACAGGTACTTGGATTCATGGTACAGGTATTTCTGTATCAAATAATATCACTATAAACACATCAGATACTTTAACTATAAGTGGAAATGTATACTACAATAGTCGAACAATAACATACATTAACGGAAAAGTTATAACTAAAAATAGTACTTTAAATTTAACAGCAGCCTCAACCCTAATAAATTGTCATAAAATAAATTTTTATAAAGTAATTGCAACTGGTACAATAACAATGAATGAATTTTTTAGTGGTAGTCCAAATTTAGTAACTGATATATCTGGTGCTTATACAATAGCTTTTCAAGATAACTTTGAAAAAATAACAAAGTTTGTTAATATAAAAAACTGCACACTATCAAGGCCTTTACAATTGCTTGTTATTACAAATAGTCCAAGAAGTTCAACTAATACAAGAGGTATAAGATACATCAATCAAAACCCTAATGGAATAGCTAAAGGTAATCCTAGCATTAACGCTCCTATGACATTTGGTGTTGGTGGATTAATTGGTGACCCAAATATGTGATAAAAATAAATTATGTCAACAAGAACAAATTCATTAAGTGGACAAATAATATACAGCAGAAGCATTAATAATAATATAAAATTGGAAAAATGGAACGTTTGTAGAGCCTAGTAAGTTTTTAATGATGTTTTAAGAAAAAAGCGTAAATTAATTTTAACCTATTTATTAACAACTAATTAGAGTTAATTTATGAGTTTAAACACGGATTTTATAATTAAAGAAAAATATAAATGTGCCAAATCACCAATTTATTTTCTTAATACATATGGGCATGTTTTTGATGCCAAGAAGAAGAAAATAACTAAAATGAAATGCTTTACATATCAAGAAAGATGTGTAAAAGATTTTCATAAATTCCAAAACAACATTGTACTTAAGTCAAGACAGACAGGATTATCAGTTGTTACAGCTGGTTATGTTGCCTGGAGATTGATGTTTAGATATGAAGAAAAGATATTAATTATCGCCAATCAAGGCGATGGAGCAATACGATTCTTAGATACGGTAAAACAATTTATTGATAATACTCCTGAGTGGCTACACCCAACATCTATAGCAAAAAAAAATCAAACAGAATTAGAATTTGCTAAACCACACTCTTCCTGGATTAAAGCTAAAGCTTCTTCGCCAGAGGCTGGTCGTGGAGAATCTTTAACAATGCTTGTTCTTGATGAAACTGCCTTTATTAAAGATGATGAGCAAATTTGGATGGGCGCTGGTATGGCACTATCTATGACAAAAGGAAAGTGTATAATGATTTCAACGCCAAACGGTACTGGAGGTCTTTATCATGAGACTTGGAATGGGGCCGTATCGGGCGATAATGATTTTAATCACTTAGAGGTTCATTGGACAGAAAATCCAAACTCATCTGAGGGTTTAGAAATGAGAAAAGATATTAGAGGAAATGATATACCGTGGAGCCCTTGGTATGAGTCTCAATGTCAAAGATTAGGGTATGATTCTGTAAAGATAGCACAAGAGCTTGACCTTTCATTTGCAGGGTCTAAGTATCTAGCAATTGAATCTGAACTTATAGAAAAATATGAAAAAAAGGTCAGAGGTACATCTCCTTATCTTTATATAAAATATGATTTTATGTATAAGGGCGAAGCAAAGGCTGGAACATATGTCACAGATGAAACAAATTTTCAACTTTGGAAAAAAGCGGAAGTTGGGAGAAGTTATATAGTAGGGGCCGATATTGCACGAGGAGATGGAAAGGATTACTCTACAATTCAAGTTCTTGATGCTGAAACCCTTGAACAGGTTGCAGAATATAGAGACAGGATTGGCGTTGATTTATTGCCATATTTAATAGATTGGGTTGGAAGAACTTATAATAATGCATTTGTTGTAGTTGAGGCCAACTCGTTTGGTTTAAGTGTAGGCTTTGATTTAAGAGATAAGCTTCAATATAAAAGATTGTTTTATTCAAAGAACATACAAGATATGCATGTTCGTTCAACTTCTGATTATAAAATACCAGAAGGTATAGAAATTCCAGGTTTCCAAACATCTAGAAAAACGAGACCTCTTTTAATTAAGTCAATCATTGAGCATATGAGAGAGGGTGGACTAACACTACATTCTCATAGAATTTTAGCTGAGATGAAAACTTTTATTGTTAAGGGAGAAAGACCTGAGGCTGAACAAGGTTATAATGACGATTTAATTTTTGCCTTAGGCTTAGCTTTATATGTTAGAGACACAGAATATGGAAATGTTACAATGGCGAGTAATATGTATAAATCTATGTTAGATTCTATTATTGTAAGTACAAATTCAACCGCCAGCATACCTTCTGAAGATTATTCTCCAGGAAAAAGAGATGAATCTTATAAAAAAGATTTAGACATTCCTATGGGCGGAGGTGGATTATTTATAAAAAATGACCAACCATCCGATTTTAATAATCCAGGAGATGATGACGATTTTTCATGGCTATTAAAGTAATAAACTATTTATAATAACAAAAAACTTACATATATTTTAAAAAATTGATTAAAAATGGCTGAAAATACACCAAATACACCAAATAATCAAAACTCCATATTCTCTGGGGTTTTAGATGCTATAGCTGGAGGAAAAAGAAGAACCCCAGAGGTGGCTCATACTGCACAATTTCAAGGACAAACTAAAGGAGATGGGCTAGTTAATAGTGCAAATGCAATAGAAAATGTTCAACAACAATATTTAGATTGGCAAGTAAATAAGATTGCTCATAATTTATATCAAAGGACTTTATATTTTGATTCAGATAGAATCTCTGCATATCAAGATTTTCGTGCAATGGATATGTCTCCAGAGATTTCTGCGGCACTTAATATTATTAGAGATGAATGTTTAACTAGAAATGAAAAAGGAAATATACTTGAAATTTATTCTGAGAATGCAAGGGTAAAAGAAGTTCTTAAGGACCTTTTTAATAAAAGATTAAATGTAGAATTCAATTTAAAACTTTGGATTAGAGATTTAATTAAATACGGAGATTATTTTGTTCACTTACATGTTGATGCTAAAGAGGGCATCTATAATTTCATGACACTTCCAGTTGAAGAAATTCACAGAGAAGAAGGTTATGAAAATAAACCAGATGCTGTTAGATTCCGTTGGGAAACAACAAATGATTATTTCGAAGAGTGGCAAATTGCTCACTTTAGAATTATTGAAGATACAAGAAAAATTCCTTATGGCCGTTCTATATTAGACCCTGCTAGAAAGCTTTGGAAACAATTACAACTAGCCGAAGATTCAATGCTTGTTTACCGTATAACTAGAGCTCCTGAAAGAAGGGTGTTTTATATTGAAGTTGGTAATATTGAAGAGGGAGATGTAAAACAATATGTAATGAAGATTCAAAATCAGTTGAAAAAGCAACCGATAGCAGATTCTAAAACTGGGAATATTAATTTAAAGTATAATCCAATGAATATTACAGAGGATTTCTTTATTCCAATTCGTGGAGATAAGTCTTCGAGAATTGATACTCTTCCAGGAGCTTCAAATTTAGGAGACATACAAGATATTGAATATTTACAAAATAAATTATTTGCTTCATTACAAGTCCCTAAAGCATATTTAAATTATGCTGAAAATTTACCTGGAGGAAGTACTCTATCTCAGGCAGATTTAAGATTTGCAAGAACAATAAATTCAATACAAGAAGTTGTATTGATGGAGTTAAGAAGAATTGCAAACATTCATTTATATTTTGCTGGCTTTAGAGATGATATTGATAATTTTTCATTAAGTCTTACCAACCCATCTACTCAACAAGAGCTGTTGAAGTTAGAAACGATGAAAGCAAGATTAGAAGTTGCTAAGGAATATTTTACTCCAGAGGCTACATCATTTGCTTCTTGGACTTGGGTAATGGAAAATATATTAGGCTTCTCAAAATCTGATATTAAATTGATTTTAAAACAGAAGAAAGTTGAGAAGAAAATATTTGCAGAAATTGATTCAGCTGTTGATACATATAAGAAAATTGGATTATTCAATGACCTTGATGCTAAATACGAAATACCAGGAGCTGAAGCTGGCGCTGGAGCCGAAGGTGGAGAAGATGCTGGAGCTGGTGGTGGCGGTGGAGCTGGCGGTGCTGGCGGAATGGGTAATATGGATATAGGAAGTCAACTCGGAGGAATGGGTGGCGGAGACGTTGGCGGTGGTGATTTAGGTGGCGGTGATGTTGGAGGCGGTGCTCCAACTCCTGATGCAGGGGCCCCAGAAGAGGCTCCTTTGGCTGAAGCAAAACAATTTAAATTAAAAAAAATATTAAAAGAATCAGATAACAGATTTGATAATTATTTAGAAGATTTGCTTGGAAAAGATGAACAAATACAAGAGGAAGTAGATTCGGCTTTTTTACAAAATAATCAAAAATTAAATTATAAAACTCAAAAGCTTTTAGAAAGAATGCAACAAAACATTGATTCTATAGATAAGGGTGATTTAAATGAAAAGGTTCTTCAAGAAACAAAAATGGTAAATCCTTTATTTGCTAGTAGTGAAAATTTGATTCATAATACAAACGAAATGATGTCTGTATTGGAAAATTTATTTAAATCAAACGAAGTAATTGAAGAAGAGGTTATTATTGAAGAAGAAGTTATTTCTGAGGATAATGTTGATGATTCTTATGAATACGCCTCTACAGAGGAGTCTGATAATGAAACGCAATCTTATGATGAGGATTTAACAAATCAAAATGACTCTGGAGAAACAAAAGACGATACAGATGAAGTATGATGATTTATTTAATATAAATGACACTTATAAAATAAAAAAAGACTGGGAAGAAATCAAGAAATTAATGATATTGATTGAGGTTGATATTAATAAATTTCTTGGCCCCAAGAAACCTAAAGTAAGAGGTGTAGCCGCTAGGTCTAAAATGACTAAGCTTAAAAAT